AAGAAGCATTATCATACTCAGGAAATTATACTGATAGTGATTTTGTTTTAGAAAAATTAAAAGAAAATAAATTTCAACTTTGGATTATTTGGGATAAATCTAAATCTACAACATTAGATAAATATTATGGTGTTGTAGTTACAGAAATAATACAAAGAAAACTTAAACGATCTTGCAATATATTTATTGTTACAGGTAGGCACAGACAAAAGTGGCAGCACTTAGTAAGTGAGCTAGAAAAGTTTGCAATAGATAATAACTGTAGTTCTATGGAACTTTTTGCAAGACCAGGTTGGGATAAAATAATGCAAAACTTAGATTACAAAAGAACTCATGTAGTTTTAGAAAAACAATTAAATAAAAAGGAGAATGATTAATGTCATTTGGTGGTGGAAATAGTGGTGGTGGACAACAGGTACAAACTGTAAGTCCATACGAACCTGCAAGACCAGCTTTAAATCAAATTATATCAGAAGCTGGAAATTTATATGGTCAAGGGGTACAAGCATCAGGTTATGTAGCTCCCTCACAGCAAACAATAACAGGACTTGCTGGACAAGAATTAATGGGTACTGCTGCACAACAACAGCTATCAGATACATTGTCTGGTAAATATCTAAATCCTTTTTTATCTCCTTTACTACAAGGTGCAGGTATGGATGTTGCTAATGCAATTAACACAGAATTTAGTGGTGCTGGAAGAACACCAGGATCAGCAATGAATCAACAACAAATAATACAAGGTGTATCAGATGCTGCTTTACCACTTGCTTTTGATGCTTTTGAAAGAGAACGACAAAGACAATTAGGTATTGCTAGTGCTACACCTAGTTTAGTACAAACTGGAGCGCAATTAGAAAATATTGAAAGACAAAGAAACTTAGCACCTTTTGCTTCGCTACAACAATATAGCAGTTTAGTAAATCCAATTGCTAGTGGTTTTCCAGTGCAAACAGGCTCAACACAAACATCAGCTAATCCTGTAACAACTGCTTTAGGTGGTGCATTAATTGGATCAAAATTTGGTGGATTTGGTGCAGCTATCGGTGGTGGTTTAGGATTTTTAGGGGGGTTACTATAATGGATAAATTTAAAAAAATAATTTTTGATATTGAAGTTGATATAGATAGAAGATCATCAAAATATATCATGTTATTATTTATTCTAAGTATTATTGGAATTATATTTTAATGGAAAAAGATTACGCAGTACAAGGTGGTGTAAAAAATTATTTAGGTAAAACTGAAGAAGTTACTGCACCTAAGTTTTGGAAATCATCACCAAACAGTCCAGATACAGAATTAGCATATATTACAGATGCTGAAAAAGGTTTATTGTTAGAAGCTAATTTACATGGCTCTCTATTAAACAATGAGCCTAATATTGGTGCATCTGGATTATTAAGTTTTGATGGTTATGGTTCTACTGATCCAGGTCAAAATAGAGCTGGTGGCGATGTATCAAGAGATATGGATAGAGGTAGAGATGATAGTGGTTCACAATCATCTGGTGGTGGATCAACTTCTGCTTTTCAAGGCACACAAAGTAATCAATACAATACAGCAATGACAGAGTCTCAACAAGATAGAGTTGTTGCACAAAATGTAGTTGATCTTGTAAATCAAGGTGTAAATATTAATGATGCTTTAACTGGTAAAACTACTTTAGAAAGACTTACAAGTTTATCGCCAAGTTTAACTTTAAATGCTTTAGTAGAAATTACATCACCTTTTGCAAATGCTGCTAACAAAAAAAGACGAAACAATTACATGACTACTGCTATGATTAAAGAGTATGAGTTAGGTACTGGTTTAAATTGGAATCCTAATGGAGTTATTGTAGAAAATTCACCAGAATACAATTATTTATTCAACGAAACTGATTATAAAAGCACATTACCTGATAACTCAAATAATATAACTGGTGGTGGCGATGGTCAAAATAATAATGTAATTACATTTGATAATCCTGATGATTTTAGAACTATTGAAACAAATGAAAACTCAATGGTTAATGATTATTTTTCTAATACATCTAATAATCTAGGAATATCAAATGATTTTTTAAATACATACAATGCAGCGAAAGAAAAATTAGCTAAAACATTAAACATGACAACTAACGCAAATCAGTTTGGTTATAATGCTAATATGTCAGCAAGTAATATTTATTATAACTACTTAAAAGAACAAGGACTAATCTAATGGCAGAATCACCCTTTAAAGGTTTATTATACTCACCAGAAGTTTTAGGTGGTATTGGTTTATTAACTGCTGGACTATCAGGTCAAAATCCTGGTGCAGCTCTACCAAATTTAATTCAAGGTATGAAAACAGCATCTATGTTTTCTGCTATGGAACAAGAAGAAGAAAAAAAGAAATTAATAAAAGAATATGCTAATAAAGTACCAGAAGAAGATAAAGCATTGTTTAAAGCTTTTCCTTTAGAGTATTTAAAGAAAAATGAATTTGCTACACCTAAAGCTGCTAAGTTTACAACATTTATAAATGCAGAGGGTGATAAACAAACATTAAATATTTCTACAAAAGATGGTTTAGCAAAAGCGACTGAATTAACACAAAATGGTTACAGCATAGTATCACAAAGTATAACAGGTAAAAATATAGATGATATAACACAAAAATCTAACAAAACAAAATTAGCTGAAACAGTTATTAAAGGTGAAAATTTATTAAGTAATCTAAAAAGACAAGAGCTTCTTTTTGATGAGGAATTTTTAAGTTTAGATGGTAGAGCAAGATTTTTATTTTTAAAAGAAAAAGATAAAGTAGCTAATCTTACAGGTAAAGAATTGACTACTGATGAAAGAGGTTATTTAAATCGTTATTCAACTTGGCTACAAACTAACCAACAATATTTTAACGACTACAGAAAATCTGTCACTGGTGTAGCTGCTGGTGAAAAAGAGATCGGTTGGATTCAAGAGTCTATTCCAAGTGATAAAGATACTCCATCAACATTTAAAGCAAAACTTAAAAATCAAATAGTTATTCAAGAAAAATTAATTAATAATGCTAGAGAATTTTTAGCTACTAAAGGAAAATCTGCAACTAATGATAAAGGTGAATATACAAAAGAGTACTTAAATTATATTAAAGGTAAAGTTAAACCAACTGGTGAAATGATAGAAAATTTAATTACAAGTTATGCACTAGATGGTTATGATGAAACTACTATAAAAGCATTATTAACTGATGAATATAAAGGTATTGATTGGGAAGAAATATACGAAACCTACTATAATGCTAAAAAAGGGAGTCTGTAAAAATGTCAGCTATATCTCAATTTCTACAAAATTTTGACAAAGAGGAATATCTTAAAAACGAAGAACAAAAGAAAATAATAAGTGAGGGTACTAAACAAGAGGAACAAATTTTAACAGAAAATAATATTACTGGTTTAGAAACAGCAGAAGATGTTGCTGTATCTGGAGCTGTGGGTGCTGCTAAAGGTATTACTTATGTTATTGATTTACCATTTTATTTAGTACAAGCAATTGACTCAGGTAGTGAATTTGTTTTTGATAAAGCTGCTGAAGCTATTGGTTTTTCAAATGATGAAGCTAATGAAATGAAATCAGATGTGCAAATTGCAGTAGAAAAAGCTGATAAGTTTTTACCTGGTGAATATATTAGAGATAATTTTTTAACTTATAAAAGTAAATCAGACTTAGGTAAGTATGCTATGACTATGGGTGAGTATGCTGCACCTGGTGGTATTTTAGGTAAAACCACTAAAGCAAAAGCTTTGTTTACAGGTACTGGTGCTGCTAGTGGTGCATTAGACCAATTAGTTACCAACAATTCAAATGAAATGGCAGGTACTGCTGTTGGTGTTGGAACTAACATTATGATGGACTTGTATGCACTTAAAAAAGGTAATCTTGCTGTTTTAAGTAAAGATATGCTACCACCTAAATCGGTCATAGAAAAAGCAAAAAAAATAGAAAAAGATGTAAAAAAAATAGATAAAGATTTTCAATTATCTGGTGCTGAGGTAACAGGTTCTAGTTCTGTAAAAGCTGCTGAGGGTCAAGTTCAATCAACAATAGTTGGTCAGAAGATTATGGACAAATTTTGGACTGAAAGACCAGAAAAATTAAAAAGAATTATTGAAAAATGGGGTCAGCAAAATGGTATTGTTATTACAAATAGACGATTTGTTTCTGATAAAGAATATTACACACAATTGAAAAAAGCTGCTGTTGCATTACAATCACAAAGAAGTACAGCTTGGTTAAATGCAGGTGGTGGTAAACTTGAAAAGTTTTTTTACGACTCACAAAAAGTAGATAACCTTGTTATACAATGGAAAAATTTAGCAAAAAATTTAGAACCATCTGATGCAAAAACTATTTTGCAATTTGCTAAAAATTTACAAAAAACTAAAGGCAATGGTCAAGCGATGCATGAAGTTTATAGAGGTGTTAGAGAAATTTTTTATGGAACAGTTAATCAGGGTACAAAAGCTTCTGATCTTGTAGCAGTTAAAAAATATAAGTTTATGACAGATAGTTTAAATACTCTTATGAGTTCTAATAAAGATTATGTCAAAGCTCAAAAAGCATATATTAAATATAATGATGAGTATGTAAAACCAATTACTAAGGGATCTGTAACAGAATTATTTAAAAGTTTAGAAAAAGCTAAAAATGCAGAAGATGTAAATAAAATTGGTACAATGTGGAAGTTTTTAGAAACTAAAGCAGTACCATCAGATATAACTGCTATGGCTAAATCTTTAAACAAAAGTGGTGTACCTGGTGCTTGGGAAAATGTAGTAAGTGGTTATATTAATAATGCTTTTATAAAATCACAATCTAAACATATAGATAAAGGTTTAAGTCAAGGTGTTATATTCCATGATGCAATTATGAAAGATCCTAAACAAAAAGCTAACTTAACACAAATGTTGTTTGAATTATCTAAACAGACAGACTCAAATGTTAAATTAACAGATGTTAAAAAGGCAGTAGAATCTTTTGCAGATATATTAAAAGCAACTGCACAAGGTGGTAAAGTAGGATCATCAACAGCAGGTAATTTATTATTTAAAGAACAGACAAGTAAAAACAAAGTTGATTTTGTTGCAAGAGGAATACCTATAAAAGATGGTTTTGTTAATTGGTATAACGATAGAACTTTTTCTAAAAATTCAGAAATTATTGCAAAAGCATTAACAAGCGACAAAGGTATTCAAGCTTTTGTAGATTTAACACAAGACTGGAAAGATTATAATAATGCACTAGCATTGTTAAGAGCTGTAACAGTTGGTGCAGGACAAACAGATTAATGGCTACTCAATCACAAAAAAATTCTGAACAAATTATAAAATTACAAGGTGAAATTAAATTAATACACAACAAGATTTCAGTAATAAAGGATAATCATTTAGCACACTTAGATACTAAAGTGAGTAATGTTTATAAACTTTTATGGGCAGTCGGTCTAGTAAGTCTAAGCTCCTTGATAAGCCTAATAGTAAACCTACTAAGCTAAGCACAAATATCAAAGGCACAATTGCAGAGTATCAAGAGATTGTAAATCTAAGTAGGAAAGGATTATGGGTAGCTAAAGCTTGTGATCCACAATGTCCATTTGATTTAGTTACTGTTTCACCTGATGGTAAAATAGAATTAATTGATGTTAAAACAAATACATACAGAAAAAAAAATTATGTATGTAAAAAAGGATATGTAAGAAAAACTTTAGGAAATGCAATTAGTAGAACACCAACGCAAAAACAAAAAAAATTAAATATAAAATTTTTAATGGTAGATCATTCAAATGACTAGGGAGCTTATTTATGAATTACTATTTTACAGGTATTTTAATAATCATGCTTGTTTTATTAACAATATTTGGCAACCCAAGTAACTATTGATGAAAAATATAAAACTATCTGAGAACACAGGAATTCAATTACCAGCTAAGAACCTTTTAATGATCGTAGCAGGTGCAGTTATTGCAACAATCAGTTTTTTTGAATTAGAAAATCGTATTGGTTCACTTGAAACAAGTAGAGAATTATTTCAAGCTGATCTACTTAAAAAGTCAGAACAATTACCTACAGATCAAGAACAATTTATGTTGCTAGAACACATAGCATCACAAGTAGAAAATATACAAAAAGAAATGGAAACAATGAGAAACAACAATGTCAATATAAATTATGCAATGAAAGACATTGAAAAAATTAAAGAAAATTTAGAAGATTTAAAAGATAAAGTTAGAGCTAATGGGAGTCATTAATGGAACAAGTAGTTATAGCTTTACTTTTACTGGTCAACAACGAAATCAAAGAAGCAAGATTGCAACCTAATTTAAGCACTTGCCTTTCTGGAAAAAGAGAAGCTACAAGACAAGTATCTGATAACATTGAATACAGATGTATTAAAACAAAAGCAGAATTAGAAAAAAATATAGATGGCTCATTCTCAATTAAGAAATTGATTGTAGAATGATAGATAGAATTTTATTAGCATTTTTTGGTTGGATAGATAACTTAAATGAAAAACTAAATGATGTATTAACTTTTGATTTTCCTAAACCAAAGAAAAGAACACACAAAAAAAAATGTAAGAGTTGCCATTGTAATTGTCATTGCAAGGCAGAGTTTCACCTACATCATTGGGATGGTGATGTATGTACTTGTGAGGATTGTATATGTACGAAGAAGTCAAAGAAGAAATAAAAGCCTGTGAGGGTTATGTAAATAAAATTTATAAATGTAGTGAGGGATTTGATACTATCTTTTATGGTCATAAGATTACACCTGATGACGATTATGAACATGGTATTGAATATACTAAACAAGAGGGTGAGCTTGTATTTGAAAGAGATTTCCAAACAACATTAAGTGCAGCAGAAAGATTGATAGGAGATAGACCAATTA